CAGGACAAGTAAAAAACTTAGGATTTGTACTTCCAAAGTATTCAACATCTACAAAATTAAATCTATTGTATTCTTGAACGGCTTTATATTCATATTCATTGCCCCAATCGGTAGCACGTGATGAAAAACTTTCTTTTCGTCTTTGTGTTAATATTTCAACTGCCTTTTCTTTGATGTAAGTTTTAGCAGTTTCACCAAATATATCACCTTTTGCTTTACCATTAACTAATAACTTCCATATTTCAGATGAAGTAAATTTTCCAAATCTTTGTTCTGCTAACATTATTTAATAGATTTTAGAGCATTTTCAACTTCACTACTTAGTGTGTAAAATTCTTTTACTTTTGAGATAGTAACCGTACCAGCTAATATTTTTTCATACGTTTGTTTGTATTGTGGAGTTTCAAACTTTAATTCAGGAAGTTTTTTAGTTAGCTCAATAGTTTTTTGGCTATCTGCATCCGATTCAGTTTCATCTATTAAGAATAAACCATTAAGAGCGTATTTTCTTGAATAACTAGATGCAGTTCCAGTTGTTTGTTCTGCACTCATTCCTTTATGCTCACTAGTTTCAGCAAATCCGTTACATAATACACTTTCACTATCTAGCATTAGTGTAGCAGTAGCTTTACAGAATATTTTATTTCCTATACTTACTATGTCATCAGTAAGTGTTAATGTAGCACCATATTTTAATAAAATAGGTTTTACTGCTTCAAGTATATCCTCTGCACTTCTATACTTATAATTACCAAATTTGTTTAGATTCCCTTTGGGTACTTTGAGTTCGTTTTGAATGTTTACTAGGTTTTTCATTTGTTCGTTTGTTTGTTTAGTTAAATAATTTATATAATACTATTAATGCACCTATTGTAAATGCACTATAAATAAATACTTTGTAAAAATCTATAGACTTTATAAAGTCTATTAGTAGGTTAATTGTTTGCTTCATCTGATACTAAATTTATAATTTCTAACTTGATTTCTTCTAATTTAGCTTCATACAATTCTACTTCTTGCCATGATGAAGTAGAATCTATTTTTAAATAATCTTTGTCGCTTGCTATATTCCTACAAGAAAATAAAGTCGCTTGAGTTATTAATAATAATTCTATTTTGTTTGATATTAGTTCTTTCATTTGTTTAGTGTTTTAATTCGATTATTTTATAAAGTTCTTCATCAGTAGGCTCGTATTCAGATAGTATTTGCCAACATTCATCTTGTGAGTGTTCACCATTGAATTTATCAATTACTGAACCATCCGTAAACTCAATTTCATCAAACCTATTTCTAGTTTCATACCCTAGTTCTTCAATTATTTCTTGTTTACTTATATGGAAACTTTGTTGTTCGCTATCCTCTGTATTTAGGTAGTATGTAAGCAATTCCTCGACTGCATCATACTCGATTTGTACAAATTTATTCATTATTCTACTCCTTCTGGATGTTGTACAGTTTCCCACACATCATTAATAATATTTAATTCTATATCATCACACAATCCAGTTTCAACTATTTGATTTTGCTTGTAGATGCTTATACCTTTACGTTTTAAAGTATTACCTAGCTTTAATTTATTCCTCATGTGAACAAATATTGCTAATTTTTGTTTGTCTAGTTTACTTAATTCTTTTCTTATCATTGTAATTTTATTTTAATGCAAATATAATTAATTTTATTTAATTATTGAAATTTATAACCAAAGTTTTTTAGCTATTTCAAGTTTCTTTGTTAATTCATTTACTTCTTTTTTTGCGTAAGTAATTGAAAAAGAATGTTCTTGATTACGTTTGCCATTTTTATATTCTGCGTGTTTTTCGATAGCATTTTCTAGTTTATATTCTAAATATTCTAAACTTTCTGGCATTGATAAATCTATTTTATTTTCGAGTTTTGCCCAATATTCTGCTCTTGATTCGTATTCTTTTGACTTATTACTTTCTTCTACACACTTTTTCATTCGATTATGGTTACGTTCGATTAAAGACCTATGTTTTTTTTCGCTGTGATGTCCTATTTTTATAGGTTCAGCTAATACTAAAAAATCTTTGCCTTCTTGTGATGCTTCCCAATATGATGTACTTCTTTTTTCTGCATTATTAGCCCAATTTTGTAATTTTTTTGCTTTTTGTTTTGCTCTTTCTTGAGAGTTTAAACCATCTACTCTAGTAATTGAATAATAAAAAAAACCATCTTTTTCAAATAAAAGATTATGCACATAACACTCATTTTCTTTACCATATTTTGTTGTTAATATAATTATATCATCTTTTTGATGTTTTTGTGTGCATTTTGCAACCCATACATTTGGGCAATATTTAGTGTAAGTATTCATTTTTTTTGTTTTGTTTGTTTAATTATTGAAATTTAAGTGTGAGTATTACCAATTATGTGTGCAACTATATTTTGCTATCTTTTTTAATAAATTTAAGTCTTTTATTTTCGGACTATCTGAATTAAATGTAGCGTCTATTAAACTGCTATCTGTGGTTCTTGATGTGTACTCTTTGCCTGTAGTTGGACTAATATATGTTACATTATATTGTCCATAACCTACTCTTTTTAAATTAAAATCTGATATACTTATTGAATTTTTCATTTTTTATTTTGTTTGTTTAATTTATGATGCAAATATACAACCTTTTTACGAATATGCAAATTTATTTGTACAAAAATGCAAATAAAAAAGCATTATTTTTATAAAGTATTGATAATCAAGCCTAAAAAATTGCATAAAAAGTGATAATTTTATAGTAAATTTGTAAAATGAGAATAAATATAGTGCCATTATCGGTGAATAAAGCATGGCAGGGCAAGAGGTTTAAGACAAAAGAATATTTAAAATTTGAGCGTGATATGTTGTTATTGTTGCCTAAATTTAAGATACCAGAAGCACCTATTAGCTTGTCTATTCATTATGGGTTTAGCAGTCCATTGAGTGATATTGATAATCCTACTAAATTAGTAATTGATATAATGCAGAAAAAATATAAATTCAATGATAAAGATATTTTTGAGTTAATTTTGACAAAAGAAATTGTAAATAAAGGAAAAGAATTTATAGAAATAAATGCAAAAACATATCAAAAATTATCTTAGTCATCATGGATATACTGGTTTTGAATTTATAGCCTGTGAGGTCTGCGGATGCAAGGCAGTTGATATACACCACATAGAATTTAGAAGTAAGTTTGGTAAGAATAAAAAAGATGAGCAAGACCATCATAGTAATTTAATTGCACTATGTAGGATATGCCATGATAAGGCACATAATAATAAAGAATTTAACCAATCTTTGAAAAATAAAAAAGGTGCTAATTAATAGCACCTTTAAACCAAACAATAAAATGAAAACTCTCCCAGAATTACCCAAAAACTGGTGAATAATATTGCAAATATATACAAATATTCTTAAATCAAAATTAAAATATTCTATATGTAAAATTACTCGCTACTCGCACGTACTTAAATAATTTATTCTCACGTATTATATACATTGATGCTTCTTTTTGATATTCGCTATTTTCATACTGTATGTGCAATTCTTTAAGTCCTAAATCTTGCATAGCTTTCCATACTTGCTTCCAACTTCTAGTTAAATCAATATCGCCATACCACACTACTCTACCTTTAGGAGTGTAAATAAATGAGTTAAATATAACTTCATTATTTGGGTATGCTTTTCTATAGCCACTCTTTGAAAATGAAATTAACCTACCTGCGAATAATTTATGCTTCCTAAAAGCAATTAATTCTTTTTCTTTTGTTTTAGCTTTCTGTTCCATTTTCTTCTGTTTTTTCTACATAAAAAGTTTCATCATAAATCTCATCTACATACCTTTTTGCAATTTTCTTACACTTCTTGATAGTGCGTTCCTTAGTAGCTTGTTGGCTTTTAATCATAGGGTCGCTTTGCTCAAATAATTCATGTGCCAAAGATATTACTTGCATATTTTCAGCTCTAGTAGGAGCTTCAAATTCAAAATCTATATCTTCTTCCAACTCTTCGTCAATAACCTCGTCATCTTGATATTTTTTAGTAAATATAAAGTAAGTTAGCCCTAAAACCCAAATAGATAATATTATTAATGATAGTATCATTATAGTACTTTACCTTTTAATATTCTTTTGTTTTGAACTTCAAAATTGCCTTTAGCATCTATATCTACTATTGCAAAGCCGTGATTCCATTTATTTATAGGCATATAGCTCGGGTTTAACTCGGAAAGGCAGCCTAAACTAAATGTGGTCGTTAATTTGCCCTCTAAATTACT